TCGTCCACTGGAGGAAGTTGTCTACCATGTTTGTTGATTTTGCCAGATTGATAATCTTTTATTCGTTGCTGTGCCCCTTCGTAGCCACCAGGTCCGTCAATTACTCCAACAGGGATCTCGCCAGACTCTTCAGACACTTTTTTTGTTGCATACTTGTCGTTCTTTTTGCGGATACGATCCATTGTCTCTTCGCTGGCACCGTTTCTAGCGGCTTTGGACAAATCTTCCATACCGTCTCCATACTTTTCACGGCCCTTGGCCCACAGTGGAAAGCCTTCTTCTTCCAACTTTCCGATCTTTTTCATGTCACGCTCATTCAATTGCTTGTGTGTGACTTCAGGGGTAGCACGGATGCTGTCTAGTTTTTTGTTTAAATCGTAAAAGAAACTCATTGTATTATCCTCTTGGGTTGGCGCCAGTGGCTGGCTTGGGTGGACGATTGATCTTGGTCATTGGGCTTTGTGTACCTTGAGCAATTTCATTTGTGGTTTTAGCAGGTGGTGTTTTGCCACCAGCAATGGTGAAGTCACTGCGGTATGCATTTTTCAACACAGCATGGTCATAAGGACCAGTTGCGTAGTCTTTCTTCAATGCACGTTGTTCAGCATCAGGGGCAGGATAATTTGTGTCATCCAACAGGTCTTTGTTTTCGGCATCAATCTTTTCATACTCATCCACCAGGCCATCCACGTGTTGTGCGGTCTGCATGATGATGTGATTGGGATCAAGGCCCAACAACTGTGCCAGTTGTTTGATCTGTGGCTCAATGGCTGGATACCGGAAACTCACATCAAACATTGTTACACTATCGTTTTTGTTGTTGGGGAAGTCAGTGGGAATGATCTGTATAGGAGTGGTCTTGGGATCACTCATCTTAACAGGATCAAATTGATCCAACTTTTTCTTCAACTGCGATACCAAATCACCAGGCGGTTTGCCCAGTATTTTGATACGATAGTTGTAGGTACGTTCGCTTTCGGCGAGGTAATGGGCAAAATTTTTCATATCAGGTTCCTGTAACATATTTATTCTTTTTTATCTTTTTGATCTTTGCTGAGCAATCGTTCCAGCAGATCATTGCGACTCAGCACCATGCCCTGAGCTGTTTGCATGCCTTCGCCAGTGCCAGCATCTGCTGCTTTGGCATCTATAACTGCTTGTTGTTGATCCAGTCGCATTTTTTTCAACTGTAGATCAATCATCTTGAGCTTCTTGTCCATTTTAGCAGTTTTTGCTGTGATAGCATGCCCCAGCATGTTGCTGGCCACACTGAAGATTTCGCTGGCAAATCTACTATCCACTTGCATGCCCAGATCCATTAGATCATTGTAACTGCTTTTGGCCAAGTCTGCTAGACCGTCCATTTCTTCGTCGTTGGCTTCTAGCCCACGCACACCTGGCAGGGCCGAATCAATTTTGTCTATGTTGTCGTCTAGGGTTTGCAGTTGACTGCGCAAGTCTTGCACAGGGGGCGAGCCAGCATCCGCCTCAGGGGCATCTTCGGATGGGGGTAGTTCAAAAAGTTCTTCGAGTTTGCGGGTCATGCCCTATTTAGTGGTCAAGCACGACCGTTGTGAAACATATCGTTCTCGGTGATAACTCTAAAAGTCAGGCCGTTTTTTCTAGCCCATTTGGTAGCAGCGTCCCACTTGGCATAGTTGATTGCTACCACAGCACGGTCTCTGCTGTTCATTTTTGACTCAATCACACTTTGACTTTTGGGTTTGATTTCAATCAACTCTGCTCGCATGGTATTGTCTCTGTTGCGATAAGTGATCAAAAAGTCTGGGATATACTGTGTGACCTTGCCTGTTATGGGGTGGCGATAAGGAATAGCAATGCTTTCACTGGCCCACTGCAACACATGATCATTGGTGTCGCAAAACTTCATAAAACTCAGTTCCCAACCAGATCTGTAGCGCGGTGTGCCGTTGCCCGCATACTTTTCACGATTGATTATGACATAGTTGCCTTGTGCCCAGAGACTCATAACAGCACGTTTCTGGCCTGATAAACGTTGGGCACCACTGCCACTCCCACACCCAACAGTGTGGCAGCACTGCGAATGGCATTGAGGTAGTAGGCCAAACTGGCACTGAGATTGATACCATTTTGTCCTTTAAACTCGTCCAGCAAGGTCAGCGGCGATATGCCAGTGGTTTCTGCTACTCTAAACAAACTCACCGTAAAGTTACCAGCGGCCTGTCGTGTGCTCATTGTGCTCAAAAAATAACTGTACACAATGTCATACTCTGCGGCAGGCACGTTAGTGTCATATGCATAGAAGTTGTCAAACACTCTCACAGTCAAATCTACATTGGGGTTGGTATAATTTACAGTGCTCATCGTCTTGTATTTAATAACCTATTGGTTTCTGCCTGACTTTGATTGGGCCCAGTGTTGTTTCTGTTGAATGTCTGTGTGGGGAAAATCCACCCATCGGCTTTGTTGGCCACGGCTTTGGTTGCAGCAGGCAAGCCTTGTTGCAATGTTTTTGTTCCAAGTGCCACAGCCTCACTCTTGGCAATGGCAGCAAGATTCTTGCCTTTGAACGTTTTGTCAAGACGTGCGGCTTTTTGTGCGGCACCAATCAGGCCCAACACACTTCCGCTTTGAAGATCGCCGATGATGCCAGCGCCAGTTTCCAACAATCCACCTTGACCAAACACTGTGGCATTTGATCCCGGTCTAGCAATGGGACTGAGAGTTTTGTCATAGTGTGCATCGGTGGCAAACCCTTGCACATTGGGATCACCGCCCGATTGTGCTCGGCCCACTGCGCCTGAGTAATATTTCACAGTTTCATAAGCAATGGTCATTGAATTTTGCATGGTGCCACCGCCTTCGGCATAGTTGTATTGATCATGGCTCCAACTGGTAATTAATGGATTGATCAACACATACTCAGCAAACTTGCGCTGGTCCATGCCATAAATTCTAATGTCTCTAAAGAATGCAGGCTTGCCGCCAGCAACACCATTGGTTGATCCATCGTTGAATGCTTCGCCAATGAATCCCCAGTCGTTGACATTGCCCACACGTTCTTTGGCATAGATGTCTCTGGCATTGTAGCCAAAACCTGCTTGACGTTGGGCATCAGCGCCATTACTGCCATTGGTATTGTTTGGATCAAGGTATCGCTGTGAAGAATCTTTGTAGTAATAGTTCATATAGTAATACCACATCTTGCGAATTAAATCGCCACTGGTGTCATGTAGTGTTACATTTATCGGCTCGTAGTTGAGTTTTTTCTGTATGATTCGTTTGCGATTGTATTGATTGAGTGTTTCTGTTTCAATGTTGTACTTTGGCAAATCAATGGTCTTAACTGCAAGGCTTAGATTGGCCTGGTCGTCGTTGCCAAATGCGCCTCGCAGGAAAGGTATCTGATCTGTGTTCAGTGTAAAACTAACATGGAAGAGGAACTTGTATCGAGGTTTGAGTTCGTAAGCGTTGGTGGTAAATGTGCGACTTGCGTGTTGGTAGTCACGCAAGATGTTGTTGCCTAAGAAACCACTTTTTAAGTTTCCGCCAAAATTTGGATCTATACCTTTAAGGAAGTCTTGTCCAAAAAATGACATGTTTAGACACCTGCGCCGGTTACCACATCACCTAAAGTTCTACCAATCTCAGTACCAACACCAGTGCCTTCTGGTGTTTGGTTGGCGTTGTCGTACACAATGCTCATGGTAATTGACACAGGAGCATTTTCACTGTAGTTCAATGCACCGTAATCAGCACCGCTAAGGTAGCAGCCATACAGTTCCCAAGTTTCAAGAACCACAGGAGTATTGGCACCGTTGCCGCCATCAAGGATTTCAACCTTGGTTGTGAACTTGTAGTCAATACCAGAAGCAGCAGAACTCATTTCTAAAAAGTCCATTTGTTTCTGTAGTTGTTCACCAATCAATTTGCTCACAGCACCTGATGCATCATCACGAATTTCGCATGAAGTAGGTGCCCATGAGTGTTTGCCAGCTAGTTTCAATGTTGAGTTGTAAATTGGTATTGCAATCTCTTCGAACGTCACGTTAGGTCTAGCAAAACTTATTACCTGTTTGGTCAATTCTGTTCTTGGTGTGCTAACACCAAAATTCTCAAACATCACTCTAAAGCGATATTTGAGCTTGGGCATCAACAGACCTTGGGTTGGCGAACTTTGATCGCTGGCCAACGGTACTGTCATTCTCTGTAATGATGAAACTGCCATTTGTTATATCTCCTGTTGTTTTTATTTACCTGAAATGGAGGCCCGACAAAGGGCCCCCTGTTTCATCACCCTGCTGTGCCGCCTGAAATTTCACCAGTGTTTTTAATACGCAGAGGAATGTAGATAAATTCAACTGCTTTTACTGGCTCAATAGCAATGTCGACCCACAACTCGTTGCGGTCAATTCTGGCCGGTGTGTTGTTGCTCAAATCGCAAACAACCAAGTAGTCATAGATAGCACGTTTGGCAATCAAGTCAATCATCAAGCTGTTCACAGTGTTGGTGATTTCATTGCGAGTGATCTGATCATTGGGTTCAAACAAATACAGTTTGCCAATTTCTTCTAGTCGACCACGCAAGAATGCTACCAGTCTAGCAACGTTGATACGATCCAGGGCTGTGGTTGCACCTTGACGTGTCTTATTACCAAAGTTGGTGATACCAATACCTGGAATAAAGGTAATGGGGTTGATATTGTTTTCATACAATATGTCTCTCACACTTTGTCCCACTGCCAACTGTACAAATTCGCCAGTTTGTGCATTAATGTAACCAATAGCTTCAGCATTGTCCACTACACCACGGCGTGTGCCAGCAGGTGCTAACCATGGATAGCTCACAGCATCACTGCGCAGGATTGTGCGTACCATCATGTGTGTTGGAGGCGCAACAACTGTGTTGCCTGACAAATCTGTGGTCTGGCAACTGGGATAGAACACAGCAGCATAAGCACTGCCAATGGTCAAACCGTCGTCTGTTGCCACACCAAGACCGTTGTTGTTGGTGGCATGTTCTACTAATGCAGTACCAGTGTTTGGCAAGCGCATTGGAGTATCGCCCACAACAAACAATGTGTTGGCACGTTCGTTGCTGAGTGCAACCAAGTTGACCAGCAATTCAGGATAACCAGGGGCAGCAATCAAGTTGAACTGATTTTGTTCTTCACGTGCAGGCAGGCTGGTGTCCATACCTGATTTCATTGCTGCCACGATCAGTTTGCGTTGTGCCAAGCGGCCAGCGTACATAGCACCATCGTCTTTGTTGCCTGACGCTGTGAGCCAGGTGTTGGTCACTGTGGGCAATATATCATCAGGGAATGTGGTTGAGTTAAAATAATTGCTCTGATAACTCTTGACGTTGTAACCTGAACGGCGTGTATTAAA